CTCAGACAATAGTATAACTACAGCAAAACTTGCATCAGATGCAGTAACAGAAGCTAAGATAGCTGATGATGCTGTAGAAAGTGAACATTTAAATAATAATATTATATCAGGTCAAACTGCTTTAGCAGAAGCTCCTGCTGATACAGACGAGTTTTTAGTATCTGATGGTGGTACAATTAAAAGAATAGATTATTCACATATAAAAGGTGGTGGTGCATATACAAAACTTTTAACAACAACAATTTCAAGTGCAACAGCAGCCGTTGAATTTAACAGTACGTATATTACAAGCACATATAACGATTATATGATTATAGTTTCTGATCTTAAAACTTCAGCAGAATCTGAATTGAGAATACAATTTAGTGATGATAATGGTTCAAGTGTAAAAAATGATTATGATTTTATTTTACATGGTAAAGATAGTGGTAATAATACTTACGGAGCCAGAGCAACAAGTGGTGGAGTAGCGATTGATTTAACAGGTACTTTAAGAGCAGAAAGCGATGCAAATGCTTTTGTTGAATTGCATTTGAATGGATTGAGTAGTACAGCACAAGCATCACATTGTACTTGGATTTCTGGATATGAAGATAATTCAGGAGCTGCAGAATCAGTTATAGGAAATGGTTATGATCCTGAAACAACTGCAACTAATTATGTAAAACTTTTTATGGCAAGTGGTAATATTGATATAGGCAAATTTACATTATATGGAAGATCAGTATAGAGGTAGAATGTGGCAATATCTAAAGCAAACTTTAATAGCTTCAACGTTACTCCCACAGCGAGTAAGTTTATAACATTTAACTCTAGTAACAATGGGTTAGCTGCGGATGATGTTGGGGGTAATTTAAAGTTAATATCAACACAAACTGCTAGTAGCAGTGCCAATCTATCTTTTACATCAGGGATAGACTCTACTTACAAAGAATATATTTTTAAGTTTATTAACATACACCCAGCTACTGATACTTCACATTTTACATTTAATTTTAGTGTAGATGGTGGTAGCAATTACAATGTAACCAAAACATCTAGTGCTTTTAGAGCATATCACTATGAAGACGGATCAAGCGGAGCAGCTCTTGGTTATTCTGCTGGTAGTGATTTAGCACAATCAACAGGTTATCAATATTTTAATTGGGAAATGAGTAATGATGCAGATAGTAGTATTTCAGGCACATTACATTTGTTTGATCCTAGTAATACAACTTTTGTTAAACATTTTATAGCAGCGGCTAATAATGTTGGTGATGGTTCACCAAACTATAATAATAATCAATATACTGGTGGGTATGGCAACACAACATCTGCTATTGATGCGGTGGATTTTAAATTTAATAGTGGCAATATAGATTCTGGTGTAATTAAAATGTATGGAGTATTGTAATGGCTTTAACTAAATTTAATTTTAATAGTTTTGATGTAACTACAGCTGCAAGTTCAGGGTTAGCTTTTAATTCTAGTGCTAATGGATTTACCACAGCAGCTGCAGGTGCTATGACATTAATTAGCACAAACACAATAAGTTCAGGAGTGTCATCTTCAAGTTTTACTTCAGGTATTAATAGTACATATGATACTTATTTATTCAAATTTATAAATATTCACCCAGCAACAAATGATGCAGAATTTCAAGTTAATTTTAGAGATGGAAGTTCTGCTTTTGATGCAACTAAAACAACAACTGTAATTGATTCAAACCACGCAGAAGATAACAGTTTTGCTGGAGTGGATTATAACTCATCAGATGATATAGCACAAGGCACAGGCTATCAAACTATTGGAAAAAATATTAGTAGTGATAATGATGGTAGTTGTTCGGGTGAGATGTATTTATTTTCACCGTCTAGTACAACTTTTGTTAAACACTTTATAAGTAGAACAAATAAAATGGAAACAAGTGTTACAGCAGATTTTCTTGTTGCAGGATATTGTAATGTTACGGCCGCTATTGATGGTGTTGATTTTAAAATGTCTAGCGGAAATATAGATAGCGGTGTAATTAAAATGTATGGAATAACAAAATAATGGCTCTTAATAAATTAAAATTTAATAGTATAAATGTTACTCCTGCTGCTAGTGAAGCTATAAGATTTAACTCAAGTGCTAATGGTTTAGAAACAGCAAGTGCTGGTGGTGCATTAGTTAAAATATCTTCTGTAACCGCTAGTTCAAGTGCTTCTGTTTCTTTTACATCAGGTATTGATAGTACATACAAAGAATATATTTTTTTCTTCAACAATTTACACCCTGCTTCAAACTCTAATTTACAATTTCAAACATCTACAAATGGTGGAAGTAGTTATGGTGTAACTGCCACAACATCATTTTTTTACGCTTCACACCAAGAAAATGATGGAGAGGCTATTGTAACTTATAAGGCAAATAGAGATCACGCACAAGCAACTGACTTTATTTACCTTACAGGAGATAATATGGAGGGTACTGCCGCTGATGCTTCGGTGTCAGGTTTTTTACATTTATTTGAACCATCATCTACTACATTCGTAAAACATTATATATCTAACACAGATCACGTTGCTGATGGGCCATATCAACAAAATAATTATAGTGCTGGTTATTTTAATACTACAACTGCAATTAATGCTATACGATTTCAAACAACAACTGGTAATATAGATTCTGGAACAGTTACAATGTATGGAGTTAACTAATGGCTTTAAATTTTTGTAACAATAATTCTTTATCAGCTATAACTTCGATACCTGCAGCTATTAGTGGTGGTTCTTTAAATTTAATATCTACACAGACAGCTAGTTCTAGCTCAACAGTTACAATAACAAGTGGTATAGACTCAACTTACAAAGAATACATAATAAAGCTTATTAATATTCACGGTTCAGCAAACTATACAACTTTTGGAATTAATTTCTCTATTGATGGTGGTTCAAATTATAACGCAACAAAAACAACAACAGCTTTTTCAGCATATCATTCAGAGGGTGCTTCATACGCAGCTTTAGGATATGGTACAAGTGTAGATATAGCACAAGGCACAGGTGATCAACAATTAAATGTTGGAGATAATACAGGGATTGATGATGACGAAAGTTTGTCAGGAACAATTCATTTATTTGACCCCAGTAATACGACTTTTGTAAAACACTTTATAGCAACAACAAATATGGTAAGTGGTTCAGGAGAACCACATTCTGTTAATAGTTTTGTTGCTGGATATATAAATTCTACAAGTGCAGTAAATGCAGTTAGATTTCAAATGGCATCAGGCAATATAGATAGTGGAGTTATAAAATTATATGGCGTTAGTTAAATATAATAATAGATCGATATTAAATGTAACTGCTTTAGATAGTATAGCAAGTGGTGATATGAATTTAATTACTACAAATACAATATCATCAGGAGTATCATCATCTTCTTTTACTTCTAGTATTGATAGCACATACGATACTTATATGTTTAAATGGATTAATATTCATCCAGCTACAAATAATGTGGAATGGACTGTAAATTTTAGAGATGGTGGTTCTGATTTTGATGCTACAAAGACAACAACCAGTTTTCTTGCCAACCATACTGAAGCTGGTGGTGGTGCAAGTCTATCTTACAGCACAGGATTAGATTTAGCACAAGCCACAGGTTATTTAAGTTTAAATGAAAATACTTATGGAACTGATGCTGATGCTTCTTTATGTGGTGAAATGTTTTTATTTTCACCATCATCAACAACTTTTGTAAAACATTTTATAATTAGAAATACACATATGGCTACAAATCCTGGAAGTAGACAAGATTATAGTGCTGGATATTGCAATGTAACTGCAGCTATTGACGGTGTAGATTTTAAATTTAGTAGCGGAAACATAGATAGCGGTGTTATCAAAATGTATGGATTAAGTAAATCATAATGAGTATAGTAACTTTAAATAATAGAGCATTAAAAGATGCAACAGCAGTGGGTAGTACAACTAAACTTGGTGATTTAGTTTTTATATCAAGATCAACAGCTAGTTCTTCATCATCTGTAGATATAACATCAGGAATTAGTAGCACATATAAAGAATATATTTTTATACTAAATAATATGCATCCTGAAACTAACGATAAACATTTTACATTTCAAGTAAATGCAAATGGCGAAAGTGGTTTTAATGAAACTATTACATCAAA